CCTCCACACACACACAACCGGCAAATGGCGGGCTAGGAGGGGCAGCCTGATGGCCGGCAAGAAGGGCCGGAGCGGGGGGCACAATCTCAAGACCCGCGGGCTGCATCTCGTTGACGGGACGCTGCGGAAGCATCGGCACGGTTCAGTGGCCGAGGTGCGCGCCGAAGTCACGGAGAATCGCGGCGAGCCGGTTCCGTCGGCCCCTCGTTGGTTGAGCCGCGAGGCGCGCGCAGAATGGCGACGGGTCGCGAAGAAATTGCACAAGCGCGGAGACCTCGGGTCGATGGACCGGTCCGCGTTGGCCGCGTATTGCCAGGCCTGGTCGGAGTTCATGGACGCCGAGCGCGGGCGCCTTGCGACGCTCAACGCAGCGAGGGCCGCGCTCCTGATCGATCCGGCCGATGCCGACTCCGCTCGAATCGTCGCCTACGGAGCGACCGTTGTTCCCGGCAAGGAGGACGGTTGGGTGCGCAACCCGGCGGTCGTCGTCGTGAACGCGGCCGCGAAGCGGATGCTCGATGCCGCGCGCGAATTTGGAATGACGCCGATCGCTCGAGCTCGTCGGGCCGCGGCGGGATCCGGCGGAGATTCGTCGCCGGCGGGGGCCGACTTCCCCGAGGACCTGGCCGATGACGCGGCGGGGGCCTGACCGTGAGCAAGTTCTCCGGCGTGTCGAGGAGTACTGCACGGCGGTGGAGTCCGGCCGACGTGTCACGGGCCGCCTCGAGCGGCTCGCGGTCGAACGGCACATCCGAGATCTCGTCGACGGTCCTGCGCGCGGGCTGCGATTCAACACGCATCGCGCCGCTCGAGCGGTGTGGTGGGCGGAGACGAGGCTCAATCTCGCGGACGACCGGTGGGCTGGCCAGCCGCTCAAACTCGAACCGTGGCAGGTCTTCGTGGTCGCAATGCTCTTCGGCTGGGAGCGCCTGGTCGACGGGAAGTGGGTTCGCCGCTTCCGCAAGGGGTATCTGAGCATGGCTCGGAAGAACGCCAAGACGGTCACGATGGCCGTCGTCGCGCTGCTCATGCTCTTGACCGGCGGCGCGGCGACAAAGGGCAAGCGCTGGGCCCCCATCCCCGGCGCCGAGCTCTACTCGGCGGCGACGACGCGCGACCAGGCTGGACTCTGCTGGACCGCGGCCGCGAAGATGGCCAAGCGTTCGCCGGCGGTGCGCTCGCAGCTCGACATTCCGGCGCGGCTCGTCAAGACCACGCGCCCAACGATCGCATACCACGAGGAGTCCTCGTTCTTCCGTGCGCTCGCGGCCGACTCCGACACGCTCGACGGGCTGAACCCCTATCTCGCGGTGGTCGACGAGCTGCACGCGCACAAGGACGGCACACTCTGGGACGTTCTCGATTCCGGCATGGGCGCGCGCCTGGATCCGCTCCTGATCGCGATCACGACCGCCGGCGCCGAGCGTGACGGCATCTGCTTCGAGGTCGAGACCGACTCGATCAAGGTCCTCGAGGGCGTGTACGAGGACGACTCGCTCTTCGCATTTATCTGCCGGCTGGACGAAGGCGACAAGGACACAAAGGGCGACGACCCGTTCGACCCGGCCGTCTGGCCGAAGGCGAATCCGAATCTCGGCATCAGTGTGACTCTTGATGGGTTGAAGCTCGCGGCGCAGCAAGCATCGCAAAACCCGGCGCGCCTGAACGAGTTCCTGCGCAAGCGAATGAACCTCTGGACCTCCGGCGACACCACGTGGATGCCTATGCCGCGGTGGGAGCGCGCGTCCACGGACGCCGACGGCAAACTGCGGACGGTCGACCTCGAGGCCTTGCGCGGGCGGCCGTGCTATGCGGGCGTCGACCTCGGCGCATCAAACGACACGACGTCTGTCGTGGCGGTCTGGCCGCTAGACGATGGCGATTTCGCGGTCTACCCGTGGGTCTGGGTCCCCGAGGACAGCGTCAACGCGGTCTATCGTAGTCCCCGCGAGCGGGAGCTGTTCAAAGTCTGGGTGCGCGACGGGTTGGTGACTGCAACGCATGGCGACCAAGCCGACTATGACGTCGTCTGGGCCCGGCTGCTCGAGCTTCAAGAGCGGTACGGCCTCGTCGACGCCGCGTTCGATCGCTGGTCCGCTGCGTCGCTTTTCGGCAAGTGTGAGCAGCTCGGGATTCAGGCCTTCCCGTTCGGCCAGGGGTATGCGTCGATGAACCCCGCTATGCGGTTCGCCGAGACGATCATCGGTCACCGCAAGCTGATCCACGGCGGGCATCCTGTACTGCGCTGGATGATCTCGAACACGGCTACGAAGACCAACCCGGTCGGCGACATCAAGCCGGACAAGTCAAAGCGGACTCGCCGCATCGACGCGACGGTGGCTATGCTGATGGCACTCGGCCGAGCGAGCGAGAGCGTGTCGCCCGGAGGGATGTTCGTCCATACAATGCACGATGAGGAAGCATCCGGCGAGGCGTCGTCGTGATTGGCCCGCGCTTCCGAGCCGTCGTTCATTCGGCGGTCGAGGTCGTCGGGTTGCGCGAGCTCACGGCCGCGGTTGGCTCAGGGTTGCTCTGGCATGGGCTGTCGTCGGTCTACCGCCCAGCCGCACCACTGGCGTTCGGTGCTCTGCTCTTGTTCGCGGCGTTCGGTTCGAAGAGGGCGCGATGAGGCTCCTCGAGCGGTTCGAGCGCGCGATGGCCGTGGGCGGTGACGCCATCGGAGATGGCAACGACTTCTGGTATCAGCCCGTCGACGGTAATTCGGCGGCCGGCGTGTTTGTGTCTCCCGAGACCGCGCTCCGCAATTCCGCCGTCCTGGCGTGTGTCGCTCTGAAATCGGGGCTACTGTCGACGCTTCCGCTGATCACCTACAAGCGGACGGGGAACGGCGGCCGCCGCCGCGCGACCGAGCACCCGCTCTATGACGTCCTGCATACGAGACCCAATAGCTGGATGACGGCGTCTGAGTTCAAGCGCTTGATCGGGATGTGCGTCTACCTTCGCGGGAACTTCTACGCGATCATCGTCGCTGGCCCGCGGGGTTTCGCGGATACCCTGATTCCTGTCCACCCGGACCTCGTGACGGTCAAGCAGACGCCCTCTCGCGCGCTCGCGTATCGCGTGACCGACCCTGCAACAGGGGAGACAAGGGACTATACGCAAGACGAAATCCTGCACGTCCGCGATCTGTCGACGGACGGAATCGTTGGTATGTCGAGGATCAAGCTCCAACGGGAGACGATCGGGTCTGCGATGGCGGTGCAAGCTCACGGCGCGGCGACGATGCGGAACGGAGCGCGCCCGAGCGGTGTCCTCAGCACTGACAAGATTCTCGGTCCGGGTCAGCGGGAGTCGAACCTCAAGGCTTGGAACGAGACGCATGGGGGCATGGGCCGCGGGGGCACGGCGCTGCTCGACGGTGGGTCGAAGTTCCAGACGATCTCGATGACAAACGAGGACGCTCAGTACCTCGAGCAGATGCGTTATGGCGTCTGCGACATCGCTCGGATCTTCGGCGTCCTGCCGCACATGATTGGAGAGACGGACAAGCAGACGTCGTGGGGAACTGGCATCGAGCAGCAGAATCTTGGCTTCCTAACCTATTCGTTGATGCCGGATCTCGTTGCGATCGAGGAATCCTGCGGCCGAGATCTGATCCTCGACGAGCGGACCTACTACGTCGAGTTCCTCGTCGATGCCCTACTTCGCGCGGACTTCGCCGCCCGCATGGCGGCGTATGGCACAGCGATCGATCACGGGATCATGTGCCCAGACGAACCGCGCCAGCGCGAGAATATGAACGCCCGCGAGGATGGTCGCGGGGGGATCTTCTGGCGCCCGGCGAACATGGTCCCCGATGACGGGACGGTGATCCCGGTTTCGGCCACGATCCACAATCCGAAATCGAACGGCCAGTCGGCCCGTATCAACGCCGCAAGCGACGCGGGAGCGCTGTCATGAACCCGACCATCACGCGACTCAATTCAAGGGTGCTTGCGCAACTCTACTCGGCGTTGTGGGCGATCGTTCCAGAGAAGCTGGAGCTGATCCTCTCGATCGCGGATGACCACGCCGCCGGAATCCGAATGACTTCGGACGAGATCAAGGCGGCGTTGGAAGGGCGCTCGCAGCCGCCGATCGAGCGCACGATCGTTGACGCGGTGCAAGTGCTCCCAGTCTTTGGGACGCTCTCCGCGCGCCAGAACATGCTGTCGGACTTCAGCGGAGGCACGTCGGCCGAGATGCTATCGAAGCAGCTCCGGGCCGCGCTCATGGATCCGCAGATCTCCGCGATCGTGCTCGACATCGACAGTCCCGGAGGCACCGTCAGCGGGAACACCGAGTTCGCGGCCGAAGTCTTCGCTGCGCGCGACCGAAAGCCCATCGTGGCGTTTGCGAACGATCTCGCTGCGTCGGCGGCGTATCTCATCGGGTCGGCCGCGTCGGAGTTCTGGTCGATGCCGACCGGGTCTGTCGGCTCGATCGGCGTTCTGATCGGGCATACAGACGTAAGCGCCGCCGAGGCGCAGCAAGGGCTCAAGACCACCCTGATTTCGGCGGGGCGTCTCAAGGTCGAGACGTCGCCCTATTCGCCGCTCTCTGAGGAGGGGCGCGGCCTCCTGCAGGCGCGCGTCGACGAAGCCTATGCGGGCATGACAACCGCGATCGCAAAATACCGTGCGGCCCCGGTCGCCGACGTACGCGGCGGCTTCGGCGAAGGTGCGGTGGTCTCGGCGAAGGACGCGAAGGGCATGGGCATGATCGATCAGATTGGAAGCATGGACGCGGCAATCTCGCGCGCGTCTTCATTGGGCCGGAAGAATCGCCAGGCGATGCGCGCCTGGAACGAATCGCATCTGTTGCGGCTCTGACCGCAGAAAGGGGAACCGAGATGAGCAAGAAGATCAAGGAGCTGCGGCAGCGTCTCAGCGCTGGCATTCCCGGTGAGGCAAAAGCCTTGCGCGAGAAGGCTGAAGCCGAGGGCCGCACAATGAACGGCGAGGAGGTTGCGGCCATCGATCGGCTATCCGAGGAGGCCGCGACCGCGCGCGCCGAGCTGGACGCCCTGACGACCGCAGCGCGACTCGAAGCGGGGGCAGAGCTCGACCGCGTGATCGTCGATCAGCCGTCCGGACACGCCGTCGGCGACCCGAACGGGATCCGCCGCCCCTGGGCGTCGCAGGGCGAGTTCTTCGGCGCCGTGGCTCGCGCCTACTCGCCGAACTCGGGCAGCGTGGACGAGCGTCTGTTCGGCGCCGCCACCGGCTTGAGCCAAGGTGTTCCGGCCGAGGGCGGCTTCACGGTCCTGCCGGAGTTCTCGAACATGATCTGGAACGGCATCGGAGCGGATCCGTTGGCGCTCCTCCCGATGACCGACAACTACACCGTGACCGGCGAGTCGCTCTCGTTCAACGCGAACGCCGAGACGTCGCGAGCCACGGGCAGCCGCTACGGCGGCGTGCAGGGCTACTGGATCGCAGAGGCGGCTCAGATCACGAACAGCAAGCCGAAGTTCCGCCAGGCGCGCGTGGAGCCGCAGGAGCTCGCCGTCTTGGTCTACGCCACCCAGAAGCTGCTCGACAATTCCGGCGTCGCGCTCGAGCAATACCTCACGCGCGCGGCGACCGAGGAAATCACGTTCCTCGTCGGCGACGCGATCATCAACGGCACCGGCGTCGGTCAGCCGAAGGGCATATTGGCGTCGGCATGTGTTGTGTCGGTCGCAAAGGAAACGTCGCAGGCCGCCGCGACGTTCCAAAAGGCGAATGCGAACAAGATGTTCGCTCGGCTTCACCCCCGCAGCCGCGCGAACGCGGTGTGGCTGATGAATGTCGACGTCGAGCCGACCCTCGACGACTTCAACACGCTCGTTAAGAACGTCGCCGGGACGGAGAACGTCGGAGGCATCCCGACGCTGATCTACAACTCCGAGAAGAACACGCTCAAGGGGCGCCCGATCGTGTTCTGCGAGTTCTGCCCGACGCTCGGCACGGTCGGCGATGTGATCCTGGCCGACATGAAGGGCTATCTCACCGGCAGCCGGGGCAGCGTCAAGTCGGCGATGTCGATGCATGTGCGTTTCGAGTACGCCGAGTCCGCTTTCCGGTTCATGTTCGCGGTCGACGGCCAACCGTGGCTGGCTTCCGCGCTGACGCCCTACAAGGGCGCGAACACGCTGTCCACCTTCGTCACCTGCGCGACCCGATAAGCGGCGCTCAGAAAGGAGAAAGAGCATGAACAATCTGCCGACAGTCAAGCCGATCTGGGCCGCGGAGCCGAAAAACTACACAGGCGCGGCCATGACCGCGAAGTACGTCAGCCTCAAGGATTCCGCCCATATCCGGATCCAGATCCAAACCGGCGCGTGGGCCGCCGGCACCGCCGCCGTCACGCTCTCCCAAGCGACCGCTGTCGCCGGGACCGGCGCCAAGGCGCTCGCCTTCACGAAGGTCTGGAAGGACACGGCCGTCTCCGGCACGGTCGTGGAAACGGCCGTGGCGGCGAACACCTTCAATCTCGACACCGCGAACAGCCTCTACATCGTCGAGGTGGACGCGGCCGAGCTCGACACGACGAACGGATTCGACTGCCTGACGCTCGCCGTGGCCTCCCCGGGTGCGAACGCCGACTTCTATGGCGTGACCTACCTGCTCGAAGACCTGCGGTACGCGCAGGCGACGCCTCCGACCGTTCTGACCGATTGATCCATGCCGCCGGGCTGATCACCCGGCGGGTTTCTTCAGCCCCGCTCGCCTGCCCTTGCTAGAGGGGTGGACGGGCGGGGCACCTGCGCCGTTCTAGCCGGCGGTGTAGGGCATGTCGCAACTCAACTCCGAAGTCCATCGCGTCATCCAGGTCACGGATCTGACCGGCGCTGCCGT